CTATTTTACAGATTCGGCATTTAGCAGCCTTCATCTTGTAATTGCCACATTGGTCGCATCGCGTTATCTGGTCTTCCTTATTGGCTACCCGTTCAGAGGGATCGATAAGACGCTGCTCGAAACAATTTTGACATTCCATTAGCCAGATAATTTCGCCTTCTTTTATTTCGCTTTCATACACATTAACGCCTCGGTGTGGTGTGGCCTTCTTGCATTGAGCGCAATGGAATGGGTGGATTTCTTCAATCACTTTTGGAACACCCATTTACCGTCTGATCCGATTCTCATCCATCGAGCTGGATGACCAGATTTAGGCGTAGGGCATACCCAACCGCGATATTCCTTGCCTTCCTTTGTGCCTTGCTTGAGCACCATTGGGCCATCGCCACCGGCACACAATGGAATCTCATCAACAATCTCAGCACCTAATTGATTGGCAATTTCGCTCACATCCCAGACAATTGGCTCTGGATCATTTGGTCGTTGCTCTTTCACAAATTCCGCAAGTTCTGGCTTTGTTGTCTGAATTGCTTTTTTAGGTGTTCCACTTGGTTTTGCAAAAAATCCAGCAAGGTTAAGAGCTCGACCCAACGACCCAGTCTCTGCCAACTCAAGTGCGTACTGTTTTTGTTTTGACTCACTACTAAGTCCCGTTGTCCAAGCCGCAGGATCAGCCTCAGTACGGTAAAGCTCAGTCTTAACAATATAGACATCGCAATTAGGCGTAAGTGACTCTTCCAAGACGTGAGTCTTGATTCGATAATCTGGATACGCATTAATGAACTCTTTCAATCGGTCTTGCACAGATACATAATCATCGAGGTAATTCGACATTTAACTTCTCGCTCCCTGCGAACTTTTCGATCGCATAATCTAATTGTTCTTTGAGTGACCAGAATGTTCCGTCCGGCCAGTTCTGCACGTCATTGGCACAAGGTTGGCAATAGAACCGCACTTGTGCCCGTCTGATCGGTGTTTCTGATTGGACTCTCCAGACTGCTGGAGATTGAGCCATTGGATGCCAAGAGCCGTCTTTCAACTGGCCCCATCTGCTCTTGCACTGATCGCACCACTGGCGCGGATTATGATTGCGACTTAAGCTCAACGTCGTCCCAATCTTCTGGTGTACTGAATCGGCAGAGAGCCAAAATTCCGGAATATCCAATGAGATCGAGATACGAATCTTCGCGCATTGGACTTGCCACCATTCGGCTGAGTTTCGTTGCGATAAACACAACTGCCACGTCAGATGGGTCTCGCAGCTGAACACCGAGTTCTCTTGCGATTTTGTAAATTCGTAAAAGATTGCTCCTCGGGTCACCATATTCGTACCCCCTGTCTTCGAGGGTGTTACGAGCGTCGTCAATCCATTCATTAAGCTCTCTCTCTGACATATTGCACCGAGGCCCTTCCTCGCTTGAAGCCCTCATTAAAAGCTTTTGCTCTGACAGAAACATAAGCGCGCCAGATTAAGAATTGGCCGCCAATCAAGATTGTGAAGATGATTGCGTCAGAATACCTACTCCACATCCGCACTCACCCCAAATCGATCTAGCCAATATGCCGAAATCTCCTCACGGCTTAAACGACCGCGAGCAGATTTACGACCTAGGGATTCAATTGCGTATCTGCGGATTATCTGGCCCTTAACGTAATTAGCACCGTCAGACCAAGCACCCGAAGTCGAATCAAATCGGATTACTTTTGGATTATTTATCACTTACTCTCCCTTCTAAACCCTAAAAAATGGACTTAGTGGGATAAATGTATTTAGATAAATGCAATTATGCAAGCATTGTGTTAGGCTTGTGTCGCAATCTTGTAGTTGCGCAATGCCGCCGTTACTACCCTACTTCACATTGGGTGTGTGCGGCGGCCTCTTGTTTAGACCAGTAGCAATTCAGCTTGTTTGACGTCTAGGAAGCCGCATAGTTTCTCAATTGTCCCTCGATTGGCGAAATCGGTCTTGTCGGGAAGTGGCCGTAATTGCCATTCTGGGGCCTTTATAGCCCCTAAATCGAACTGATAGACCCCGTGTGGGGTTGAGTTGATATAAAGCGTCCGAGCGCCCGTTCTAGCCCTTATTTCGGCCAAATAATCCCATTTCTTCTTCTCGATCAACAGAGTCGGGTAATGGGTGCGGCGACACTTGAGTTCGATATACGCGTCGTGGGTAATGCCGTCGTGCTTGTCGGTCGGAGATACTGGCGTAAGGTCTGGATAAACGGCCTTTAACGCCTCGAATAGTTCTACCTCGCGAAGATAAATTTATTCGTCCTCATCCTCGTCAAAATCCGGTTTTCGTATCGGATCATCCATTGGGACTATCCAATCAGGATATGAACTGCGATCCATAGCAAAAGCTAATGCAGTACCTTCATCCATCCCAGCTTTACGACAAGCGTCATAAACTTCTTTGGCGGCAATAGCCCAGAAATCCAGTTTCGTAAGGATTGGCTCTTTGGTCGTCTTGCGACGTTTAGCCACCTTCTTCACTGGCTTCTTAACGCGTTTTCTTGTTGCCACTTCTAGCCACCTTTGCTGAGAGGGCTAATTCTAACTGAGACTCCATCTTGTCGAGGCGCGACACAATGGGAATGTTTTCGAGTTTTATGATGTAACGAAGTCCGGCGATAAGTAAGGCAATTGATCCAAGAACGGACGCAACAAATCCAGCGATGGTGTTTGCGTCCATTACTTGACTTTTCCGTAACGCTCGTAATTGGGGTTGAGCCAGTTAATCACGGAAGGCAATACACTCACAAGTGCCGCATTGAGAATGTAATCGGGTTGAAGTCCGACTGACAGGTATGTTGATAGAGCCGTCGCGAGAAAAGTCTTCGCCCACGTTTCCGCCATCTTTTTCAATTCGTTCATTACTGTCTCCTTCGAGGTCGAACCAGCTGCCGTCTTTGTCTCCCAAAGTTGTAAAGCTAATATGGAAATGCGACCGGTGAGGATTCGCACCTCTGTATTTTCTGCGCTTCCAATTCATAATCGGACTCATAATTTGGCCGTCGTAAATTATGTATTTTATGCGCTTATCTCCGCGTTTGGCGCATTTGCGAATCTTCTCCACAAGGGCATAAGCCTCTTCTTTGTGAGCATTAAGATCTGCGTCGATGTCTAGTCCTCGGACAATTCCTCGAGCGTCTGGTATGTGGTCAGAATTACCTTTAGCAATATGCCGAGCATCAGCAATCCACCCGTCAGAACGCCGGTCGCGATCAGGATAATCGTCGTCAATTTGTTCTCTTAATTGCTGACCAGCCTTACATAACTTAGCCAAGACCAAGGGCTTTCAAATCATCTGGAGTTAAACCGAGAGCGGTCAATTTTGCTTCGGCTGCCAATTTTGCTGCATTTGCTTTTGCTTCTTGCTCCGTTTGCCAAGCATCAAATTTATCAAAACCTTCTAAATATTCCTTCTTTGTTATTGGTTCACAATCAATAAATTGAATACCCTCGTATTCTTCACCGATTTGCACGTAGCCGCCATTGGGAATCAACATACCTAAAACTTGATGGGCTTTTGCCATTATGCACCTATTTCCATTGCGATAATCACCGAAGTCGTGGATTCATATTGTGTGATAATAGATCCGCTATTAGCGGTATTTTTAACTCTACCTTGTGTTTTGTATGTGGTCGCCGAAGTAGTAGATGGCGAATCGAGATAAACTAAACTAATTTGATTTTGGGCTTCTGTTTGAGTTTCTGTAGCACTAGTATCAAACAAAAAGAACATATTACCCCGGTTGCCAAAATTGTCAAGTATTGAAGTTGCGCCTCGCATTAATCTGATTCCAGCACCACACTCATTATTGGAACGAGCCATATATGTTATTTGAGAAACTAATAACAAAATTTTGCTTGATGCAGAAGATGGGGTAATGCTTACGCTTAAACCAGTATCCGTGTATGTCTCTGAAGCTATTGTGGTTGCAGTTGAATAAGTAGCTTGTACGACTTGTAATACTTTGCCACCGGCTGCCGGTGTTGTCCAAGTGTAGTCGAGATCCGTATTTGAAGCTTTAGCCAGCACTTGTCCAGTTGTGCCGCCTTTTAAATCTAAAAACGATGTATCAATGCCATTACCTAACGTGCGTATGGCCGAAGCACCGTTTTTGACTAAATCTGTGTCGGCTGGGGTCGTCCAGCCGAAGTTCGTAGTTGTAGGCATCTGTTCTCCTTAGGCGACGATTGTAGCGTTAAGCCAGTCTAAAGTGGGCGAAATGGTTTGCCAAGTCTCCACCGCTGGGACCGAATTCCAGCGGAAAGCCTGAAGTGAGTAGGAAATAGGCGACAAATTTAGGGTCAAAGTAAGAGAATTCAAGTTGGCCGTCCAAGTCCAGCCCTCTACAAAACCTTGAAATGCGCCGTCCACCATATTGGCTGGCAAATTGGTTATATTTAATGGTTGTCCCATAAATACATTTAATAGAGCATCTCGATCGGAGTTATCAATTTCCGAACTTGCCAATGGGAAACTGATTTGTTTCATCTCAAATTGTGGGTAAGCTCTTATCAATAAATAAAATGCAGCTTGGTCTTCCGCGTCGGCTTGATGACGCAACGTTGTGATGATATTTGAAGCCAATTGTCCATATAAAGCAATTGAATCAGGATCCGAATCAGTTACGGTGTTTGCACTATCGGCTCCGTAGGCAATAGTCACGGAATTGCGCACATCTCCGGCTCTCTTGCTAATTTGCAACGCAGGGCCAAAGGCGTGATTACCATCCAAATCAACATAGCCATTGGCGGAAAGATATTCGCTTCTGTGCGTTGAATCAGCATATCCGATGCGTCCTTGAGCATCTTCATAGACGTATCCAAGTCCCGAATTTGCTGCCCCGCTTACGAGGTTGTAAATCGTATCGGATATGTCAGTTTGAGAATGTAATTCATAATCACCTGGGGTATCTATTTCTCCATAACCCGAATTTTCAGCATTTGCCCAAGTAGTTGTTGCATCATAAGTAGCCCAAGTCAATGATGCAGGGACTTCATTCCAAGCGTCAAATAGAACTAAACCTAGTAAATAACTGATTCGATCACCGTCAAATTGATGAGATAAATTGCCAGAAAATGTTGAACGATTCAACCGAGCCAAAGCTCCAACGCCAACGATATTGACTTTTTGAGTTACAGCATTAGACCCAGAACTTTGAACAGTTATATTAATATCAGTAATAAAACCACCAAATAAATAAATAAAAGTTCCTGTTGAATCTTTTATTTCAACGGTTACGGAGTCGTTGATTTCGTAGGATATTGCATTTTCGTTAGTCTCAATCAAATTTAAATTACAATATCCTGCAATTGGTTGCGAATATATGCTTGTACGTCCAGAGGTAATTGTTAATCCGGCTAAAGTCGCGCTGGTTACCGTAGTACCATTTATTTTTACTCTATAGACGGCATCCCAAGCGGTCATATTGCCAAAGTCCCTAGAGAACCAGTTCGAAATTCGCTTTGGTTCAAAGCATCAATAACAGATCTGGTAAAGCCTTCGGTATCAATTGCGGATGGCGCATTTACATTAATTGTGACGTTTGGTTGCACAATCGCTGCACCGGTCGAATTTGCGGTATTAACAAAACCATTTCCGCTAAAACCAGAACTCGTTCCCGTAGAGGTACTAGCGGTGTTACTGATTACAGGAACACAATAATTTAATGAGCGATTAATCATCTCGCCATAGTAATTATATTCAACAAGATAAACACCGCGTCCCGACGGACATTCGGCACTATCTTGCATAATAGTTTCCGATTTCCACATTGTATTTCTACGTTTATTTTCAACGGCAGGATCGCTGCTACCACCGCCGCTAATGCCGCCTGTCCCCCCACCAGCACCTACGGGACGACCCAATTCATCAACGGCTCCTGCTCCTCCACCAATAACAAATGCTCCACCCGTGAAACTCGTATTACTAAATGGATTTATTTTGCCCAAGAATTGACTTAAAGGGTTATTTTTTAAGAAATCTACAACTTTTTTGTAGGCATCATATAAATCTTTGAAGAAATCTACTGCTTTGCCAACGATATTAACAATTGCGGTAACTGATGTGACTACACCGGAAAAAGCCGTTTTCAAGACCCCAGTCATAAAAGGTACTAAATAAGTCTTAGTAAATTCCCATAATGCTTTAAATTCTTCCTTGTTATCTTCAATAGCTTTGGTCAAAGGTTCTAATTTGCGTTTAACCGATTCCATAATCGGGCCAACATTGTCAGTAAAGTATGTAACCAAATTTGTTAGTATTGGTAACAATTTGGCTCCGACAGATTCCTTTGCTTCGTCAAAAGCAACCTGTAACCGCTTCATCCTGCCTTCAAATGTTTCAGCTTGAACCGTAGCTTGTCCGCCAAAAGTTGTCGCAAGTTTTTGAGTGACCTCATCGAAAGTCATTGACTTTAATTCCGCTGATGAAAGACCTATTCCCAATTTTCCAAGAGCGGTGGTATTGCCGTCATAAGCTCGGGATAATGCTGCTGAGACCGATTCAAGTGATTTACCAGATCCAGCGGCTATATCCAAAGCCAATTTTTGTAAATTTTGTGCTTTTGTTACGTCTTCAGTCGCTCTGACTAATCTTTCAAATGATGGACGCAATTCGTCATCTGCAATTCCATTAGCCAAAGACAATGCAGTTATTTGTTCTTCAACAGAAGCAATTTGTTTATCGGTTGCACCAGTTACGTTTTGTAAGGTTGTAGCTAATTTAGCTTGAGCCTTTTCATCTTCAATTGCAGATTTGACACCATCGACCAGTAGCTTCCCAGCGTAAGCGGCAGCGGCAGCTGCGGCAACTGCAAAAGCAGCAGCAGCTTTTTTACCGAAATCACCCAATTTATCGCCAAAGCTGGAAACTTCGGCTTCGCCTTGACCTAATTTTTTCTTTAGATCATCAACGTCGGCAAGAATGGATAACTTAAGCGTTCTACTTCCGGCCATTTGTTATCCCCATTTCTTCAAAATTGTATCGAAAGCTTCTTCCCATTTTCTCACTAATTCAGGCTGAATCTTGCGAAGTGTCGGGTAAATGAAATACCCAGAATTTCCTCTGCCTTGATTCGGGGTGCGTCGTGGGAACTGAGGATAACGATTAGATCCGAACTCGTAACCTGCCCAGAGCTTTTGAGTAGTTCCACCTCCAGAAAAGCGTTGAGACGCAAATCCGTAACTGAACTCGCCAATCTTGGATGATTTACTAACCCTAACGCCATCTGCGATGCGATTGACAGCGGCCTGTCCAAAGGTTCGCGTGATTGAATAGGCGCGGACTTCATTAGCGGCATATTGGGCAAGAGCTGAGGATTGTGTTCGTGCCTCATCGATGGCTGCTTCGTCCATCGCTTTGAAAGCTTGGAGTATGCCGCGAAGCTCAGCGCGATCATAAGTAATCGTTTCACCGGCCACCCTGCTTCTCCTTCAATATGTCCAATGCCGTTATGACATCTTCCGCATCATCCCAAAATTGTTTCGGGATTCCTGTTTCAATAGCCAGAAGGGTGAGAAGGTAATTTAGGCTTCCGGCTGGATGGCTTTTGGGTCTTGATTTACCACGTCTATATCGGCAACCGTTTCCATCCATACTTCGAAAGACTTAACCGGCTTTCCAGCTGCTTCGCGCTTCATAGCGTTATACGCCAAAAACAATATGTCCCAGACGCCGCCAAGATCGCCAATGGATTTGCCAGTTGCCTTTTCCCATTTGGCATACTCGGGCGGTTGGGCAACGTAAGTCGCTTCTTCGCCCGAGTTATATGTAATTGTAATTTGTGATTTCATAACTCCCGATGCTCCGATCTCTTAGCTGAAGGTTTCTGTTGGGGTTCCAATTACGGTCATTGTCCAAGTATCCGTCAAAGCTCCCGGAGCTGCTCCACCGGCGCTTGGGAAAATTGGTAGAACTGTGAAAGCGAATACTGCACCCGTGACGGCAGTAAAGGAAACGTTCAAAGCGGTATTAGGTGCTGATTCAGCATCAGCCCACATTGCTTCGAATAAGGACGAAGCTGCGCCCCAATCTTGAAGCAATTCAATTGTGAATGTCCATTGCTTATCTGTGGACTTGTATGCGCGACCATCGAGAGTTTGGTATGTCTCAATGATGGTTTCGCAGGAAAGAGTCGCGGAAGTCGCTTGAGCATCGTAGGACGCGGAGTCCAACGTGAAAGTGACATCGCGGCCAGTAATAACTGTCGTTGCCATTGTTTCTCCTTAGGAAGTTTGCTCGTAGCGGACGCTCAAGCGAATATCGGAAACGAGTAGGTTTGTCGTTCCGACTTGAGTGATCGTTGGTCTTTCGACTACCGACAACTCGTACTTGGAGTTATTTAATGCTCCAAGAATACTAATAACTAATTTTTCCAGATTATCTAATGATGCTGGATTTGATAAATAAGCCACACAAGCGGTGATTGTGTAATTCAACTTTACTCGCGTTGTAGATTTACCAATAAGTTCAATTTCCATATATGGAGAGTCCGGAACAATAACCACGGCTGGCACAATAGGTGCTTCTGGGACGTGATCATAAACGTTAGCGGTAACACCGGCTAAGGCCGTTTTAATGGCTCCTCGAATATCGCTAGAGATTGTTGATGCTGGCATTAACCCACCATCGCATCGGTATCAAGATATGGCCCAAGAAGACCAGTGACTTTGGCAAGTAAATTTTTAGATAAACGATAAGGTGAAACGCTGAAATCTATTCCTTCGATTGCTCCACCTGCAGCGGTTCTTGCTTGGAAGATTTCGACAGCAATAGCCAAAACTGCAGCTTCGACGTTTGCATTTCCGACATAGGTAGTGAGCCCAGAGAGCGCAGCGTTTCCGGCTGGGATAAGGTTTTTTTCCAATACGTCAGCATTTGTGATGGCGGCGGTAAATATATAGGGGCCAATTAAATCATCTGTGACTGTATGAGTACCGTTGAATGGTGATCCGCAACCAGTAATTATTACAGATTGGCCTTGAGTAAATTCGTGAATTGTTGCGGTGTGAAAGTAGGCAACATTATTCTCAAGTCGTACTTTATTTATTTTACTTTGGAAGGTGACAAGCATCGGAATAATGATGTTTTCGGATGCGTCACAAATATCATCAAGATAAGCGTCTGAATATAGGGAAGACGAGACGCCAAGAATGGTTCTTAGCTCTGAAGCCGTGACAATCGTTGGCATCTCGTTTCCTTTCGATTTAGAGGGTGACGGGCCAGCTCGGGAGCGGACTGGCCGTCACTTTTAGGGATTTAACTACGCAACCATCCAGCGGTAAGCACCTGCGCCGATCTTTGTAGCCAATGCGCCGTAGCCGTAGTAAGCCACTTCGATTTGACCATTAAGAGCGACGTTTGTCTGAAGACGGAAACGTGAGGACTCATACCAGGTGTAAGCATCTGGATTGATAACAATGATGGTGTTATCGCCAACGCCGGAACCTGTTGTGAGGTTACGATCAACGCGGAAGTTCAAGCCGAGGAGGTTTCCGACTGCTGAAGTGCTGGAAAGATTTCCGCCTTGGTTCATATTTCCAATGAGGTTCTGATAAATCGGACGTCCGTTATCAGCAAGGTTCTGAATCGCGCCCCATTGCTGAGGTGATGCGATGATGTTTTGAGCGAATCCGAGAGTTCCAGCGTAGATTGAAACGCCAGCATCGGATACGAAGTCAAGAAGACCAGCAGCATCGAGAGTGCGGTTTCCGCCGTCAGTTCCACCAGCGATGAGGCCGGTTACAACTGCGACGTCGGTTGCCTTTGCGTATGCGTATTCCATTTGACGAACGAGTTCATCAAAAAACGCTGGTGAAGAACGATCAAGAAGTTCAACGGAGAAAGTTTGTCCGCCCGCATACTTCTTAACGGATACTGAAAGGAATTCGTTTGTCATTCCTGTTTCATCAATTGCAGCCGCTTCTGCTTCTTCGCCGACTGTTGGAACTGCGGTGATTTTAGGAATCTCGAAAGACATTCCTGCATCTGGAAGAACGCCGCGTGATACTGAATCAACTGCTGGACGATCTGCATTGGACAATGGGTTGATGATTTCGGTCAATTGACGGGTTGGGATGAGACCAGCGTTGTTGCTTGTGGTGTCATCGGCAGCCATAACGTACTGACGAGCAACATCATCTCCGAGCTTTGCGCGAACGCTATTCTCGAGATATTTCGCCTTTGTGAACTCAAGGCGAGGAGCGGTGAAGAACGCTGGACGTGGCGCAGCGGCTTCAACCTTGGCAGCTTCTACCGTTTCTTCGGCAGGAGCTGGAACGGTAGTGTCTGACACTTGTTCTCCTTCGGTTGGTTTGTCTGCTTCAGCGGTTGCCGGAGCAGAATCTTCTTTTGGTGCTTCATTCTCGGAAGCTGCAACTTCGCTAACGCGAGCTGAGTCGATTGCTGGATCTGTCACAAGAGAAACTTCGTCAAGCGTTGCGCTTGTAATCTGCATAACGCCCTTGTTATTTGTCCATTCGTTTATTTGTGCGCCGACGCTAAATCCGTCGCGCAATCCTTCGGTCGCTTCAACCAGCGCATCTTCGCCGGCCATTGTGTTAGCAATCTTAAAAGTAGCAATGATTCCGTTAGCGGTGACTTCGTGGCTCATTAACTTTCCAATTGGGCGAGTACGGTCGTGCTCTAGAAGCAACTTTACTGGTTTCATTTCAATTGAGTCCGCAGCGAATACAGTCGGCCCAACTGAAGTGTTGCCTTGCTCGTTCCAAGTGACAATCGTTCCGCTAATTGTGCGCTTTACGGTATCGGCCGCCGTGACGGTCATTGGCATATTGATTTTCATCGGATTAGGTCTTCTTCCTCTTGAATCTGCTCGATGCTCATCGCGCCGATGCGGTTAAGGATTTCATACACTTGCGCTCTTTCCAGGGGATTGCCGCGCAAGAAGTCGTCTAAATCGAACCTTACTTCTGTTGTTGCAGGGACGAAATCCTGCATTGAGAGTCTTTTTTCAATTGCTGTTAATAATGGCCGCAATGAGAAATCAACCAATGAGCGCCGTTCATTGACAGAATTGGAATATGTCATCGAGGTCGTCTCGGCGCTCAGGAAGTAAGCTGGAATTCCAGCTGCTCGAGCCAATTCTAATGCGACATATTGACGAGCCTCGGCTAATTGCAAGGATTTTGGATCGTAACCAAATTCTTTGAGATCAACGTCAGCATTGAGGAAAGCCGTTGAGCGAGTTTGTCGAGCAGTACGCCAAGCGGTGAGAAGTGATGAAACTCTTTCAGCCGTTAAATTAGTTCCATTGGATTTAAGAACCATTGATGGATTTGGCTCTTTTGCATAATTGACTGCTGCGTTTTCAAGATATACCGCAGCGGCGACAGTCTTTCCAGCGCGATGCAAGAATCCTTCATCGTAACCATCGAAACGAATGATTGAGCCGACGCCGTTAAGTGGTACATCCATACCATCGACTTTGTACGACTCAATCATCGTATTTCGGAAATTCGTATCTACTGTAACGCGGTCAGGAGATACGCGAGTCCAAGCGCGCACCTTACCGCCATCAGTTGCGGAATACATATCGAGAACTTGACCGTAACCAACGCCATAAAGCCAAATATCTTCCGCGAGCCAAGTGTAAATGAGCGAACCGGTAACTCGTGGGTCTGGTTGATTAATAACGCGAACCGGCTCGATATGCTCACCGGTCAATTTGTTGTATTGCTCAAGAGGCAACGAGCCCGTCGTGCCACAAATTATGTTTCTAGCGCGAGCGATACTGGGGACAGACATAGCCAATTGCCGAGTTGTATTTGTAGCGCCGCCGAGAATGTTATAAACGGAATCGCTAATCTGGACGGGAGTTAGCGCGGCGGTTACGTCGCTGGTCTTTTGCGGCGTTTGCGCGGTTATTTGTGGAAAGAAGAAATCTCTGATAGCACCCATTAAGCGTTTATTGTAAGGGCGTCGTGTTACAAGATGACGATATCGACTCCATCATTTGCTTTAGTGGCGTAATGAGTCGCCATCGCCGAAGCCACGGCCCCAGTAATAATCGCATTTGATACTTTCCGACCCATTACCCAGCCGCCATCACCGAAAGGCAACTTGACGGCGGCCAAGCAATGTTTAGTCAGCTCATCTTGTCCCGAGTGAGCCAACCGCTGAGATGAGATTGCTCCCAGTAACTCATCGCAGCTTTGCGCATAGTCAAGACCATCAATAGGTTCAGTCCGAATCCCAGCTGGGGCCAATCGCGCAGCCACGGCTGATGCAGTCCTCGCTGAATAGGCAACGAGCTGCACTGGATACTTCCGCACCCATTCCGCCAAGTCGTTAGCCAAGGCTTTGTCGTCAAGGTTGGCAGAGTTATGCCAAGTCTGAAGCAGAATCACTTGGAATCTGTCTCCCTCGAGCTTTTGACTTGCTACTAACGCGGCTTGCTTGCGGTCTGGACTGAGATCGATAGCCAACCAAGTATCAGCTTCGGGATCAAGTCTGAGACCCTCGACTCGACAAGATTCCCATTGCGACGGATTGATGACTGGGTTGATGGTATCGACCCATTGACATAAGACTTCTGTGCGCACAATGTCTTCGGGGTCTGACAAGACTGCGCGGATATTGTCCGGATGGACTGTATAGCCAAGTGACGGGTTAGCTTGACAGACACCTAACCAAAAGTCTGCCGAGTTATCAAATTTGATTCCGTTAGGTGCTGACCACTCGAACCAACCAATGTCATCGCCAGATCCGTAAATGGCTGCATAAGCTCTTTCGCGTAATTTGTTTAGGACGATTGAGTGCTGATCTCCAGCATTTGAATAAACCCATATTTGAGGATTAGGGCTAGCCATCTGCGTATAACGCAGGGCAGACCATACATCTTCGTCTTTGTATTCTCGGGCTTCGTCCAAGTGAATAGTTTCAGGTGCGGCAATACCTCGACCGGCTGAGTTATTGGCTCGGACGATATATCGACGGCCTTGGGTGAATTGCAATTCTTGAAATCCCTTACTTTCCAGCTTCTTAGTAAATTCGGCAGCAAGTCGGGGAGTCTGCTCGATGATTCCGTAGATTTTATAAAACAATTCGGCTGAGGTTGTTAGTTTGTGCGCTGTGTGAACCTGTAATTTTTCTTTCAAAACGTAAATTCTAAACAAGATTTGGAGCGCCATAAACGTCGATTTACCCTGCTGACGTGCGCACAATAGGGTGACGACTGGATGCGCCCAGCGGCCGTCGGGTTTGTATTTCAGGGAGTGATGAGCCAGCCATTGCTGCCAGGGAAGCAGTTCGTACCCAATTTCCTCGCAAAATCGGATCATTTGTTCGCCGTGAGAGGGTAAATCGTTGAGTTTTGTGTGAATTCGTGGGTTTGGCACACCACGGTAAGCCGATTCGTCCCGAGTACGGGCTAAAGCCGTCACAACGCTCCCAGAGTCGGCCAGAGGCTCACTCATAGTGTCTGGTCGTTCCATTTTCAGGGAAAATCTTCCCAAT